GGTGACTTAAATAAACGTCATAACGGCAAAGGCAATCCAATGCAGAGTTATCTTTTCTGTATAAAAGCATGTTTTCAGGTGAGAGAGGGGTATCAAGAACGGACTTGGTGATATTACTGTCTTGTCTTCTCAAAATCCTGTGAATTTGAAATGTATACAAATAGCACCAGGATACGTGTTGTCCAATAAGCATGTTTTTTCTGCCAATGTTCTAGCCATGGGACCCCAAGCTCGTACGTGGATGCCTCCTCCAGGATCTTCCCATACAGTCTCATTCAGATTTGGTTCTCAGGTAATAGAAGCCAAGGATCTCATCGTTGGTCGTGATGCTATCCCAGCAGAAGAAGAAGACTATGTTATCTGGAGAGTTCGAACGAGCATCCCTCTAGGCAAGTCTACTATAAAAGACTTATTTGTAGATACCAATGTATTCGATCCCGCTGCAATTTCTACTGTAGAAAGATATAATCCTCGAAATGGGTTGCTTGAAGTTACTAAAGCCGCCCTCCGCCCTCTCTCTAGCGATCTCCAGAAAAACTACATCATTATGGATGATACAGATTCTAGTCCAGGCGATTGTGGATCTCCCATTGTTCAAACCTTTGGTAGTTCTAAACGAATCATAGGTTTACATTGGGGAGGAGCTCAAGGAACTAGAATTGGAGTAGCTACTCCCATATCGAAGTCAAGTATTGACCGCATGTTGGATAAATTTATTAGAACTCAGGGTGGATTATTGAAGCCTACTGATAGATTTGTCCCGATGACAGGGTCTTTGTCGGTGGAAAATTATAAATCAGGAGATCCTTTTCCAGAGGTTCCTCTCGTTCATACGCCAGAGTTCTCTGAAATAGGAAAAGCTTGTGAGGAATACAATGAATCTTATAGAATGCTAGGAACACTCCCTACGAAGTCCGTGAATGCTAAATTTGCGAGTAAACTTACTAAAACGCCAGGTTATAGCAGAGTCAAAGAGTTAGCGGCTAAATATGGAGTGGAGTTGAATGTTGGAGTTCCGAAGTTCACTACCAAAATTGTGGATGGTAAATATATTTCTCCTTGGACCATTAAAATCAATCAAGCTAGAAATGTAGTGTCACGTACTGGAAGATTTGATGAAGCTGTAAAGGTTTTAACATCTCGAATGGCGTCGTTAGATTTGTCAAGTTTGAGAATTAAGAGATTAGATGAAGTCATTTGTGGCAATCCAATAGATGGAGTATCAAACAAATCTAAACCTATAAATACTTCAACTTCAACTGGACTTCCATTCAACCGCCAAAAGAAAGACTTCTTCTTCTTAGGCGACGACTACTTTCTCATTGATGAAGCAACGAAGAAGCAGTATCTTGAAACATTAGATTATCTTGTAGCCAATCCAGGTGTAGTTCCAGTTCCTATTACCAATGGATCATTAAAATCCGAGGTATTGAGTGAACAGAAAATTCTTGATGGCAAAATCCGAGTTTTTTGGATTCCTAATCAAGTATTTATCTTATTGCAGAGAACTATATTGGGATCTTTAGTGGATTTGTTTACTGCCAAAGGCATGCATTGTGGCATAGTCATAGGGAGAAATCTAAACAATCGAACTCAGCTTAATGAGTATATTGATCTATTGAGAAAAGTAGCACCTGATTTTGCTGAAGCATTCTGTTTCTTGGCTGGAGATATGTCTAGTCAGGACGACACAGAGGCCTTTGATCTAGTAGAAGCCGCCGTGAGTGTTCTTTATAATCTTGCGGAACTGTCTCACAAGTTTTCACCAGAGGAGTTAGAACTTGTCAGGGTTATGTGTCTTGCTTCTATAATTTCAATTCGTATCATCAAAGGAGATGTAGCGTTCGTCACGGGCGGTAATATTTCAGGACAACTCATTACAGCTTTGTTGAATTGCATTGTAAATTTGATCCTTCACATTTTAGCATGGTTAGATTTAGGTCTTAGTGGAATTGATTTCTACGAGAAAGTGATGCCGTATGTTCTAGGAGATGATAGTAAAGTGGCTGTAGCCGCACAATATCGGAACTTATACAACCAGATCGCTGTCCAAAAGACTTTCGCTTCTGTAGGTATTCAATATACTTCATGCTTCAAGGAGAAGGAATTTTCCAGACCGTTAGAAAGGTTATCAGATATCGTGTTTCTTCAGTTCCAGTTCTTCAGAGATGCAAATTTAGGAGGAGAATGGAGAGCCGCACTGTCCCTTAAATCTTTGTTTAAAGCTCTGTTGTATTATGAACCATCGCCCTATATTTCTAGTGATGCGCTGATAAACGACACCTTGTATAATATGGCGTTGGCTGCATATTACAGAGGCCAAGAATTTTATGAAACTTTCAGAGCCGATATGACTGAGATTTATCCAGACTTCTGTCTAAGAGCCCCTCTATATGCCGTATTGCGAGCAAGAGAATTAGAGCATGAGACAGTATTCATTGATGAAACTGTTTCATTGAAGCCCTTCGATGTAGAGATTGTTATTCATGGTGATAGACCTGATCCTCTTACAGAATTCGAACAGGCCCCGACTACCAATAATCCTGTTGCTCCTACTGTTGGAAAGGTAGATACTAATAAAAACAAATTAGATGACTTCCTTAGTACATTTATTAAGATTAAAACTTTTGAACTTACTACTGCTGATGACATGGATACAGATGTTCCAGGTACTCCATTTTCTCCAATTAAATTGTATTTAGATAATGCTTTGGTTAAAAAGAAATTCGCAAACATGTTTACATGGCGAGGCTCCTTTGAAATGAAAGTAGAGTATACTGCAGTCGGTAGCTCATATGGATTGTATATACTTCGTGCTCTGCCAAATCCAGTTCTTTCCAGTGATTTTACTGTAAATTCAAACGTTCGTGCTGGTCAACTGTCTCAAGGAGAGTGCATGTGGATCAATCCCTCAATTAGAAATGAATATAGAACCACTCTCCCTTTTGTTAGTGTCAATAGAACCGCGTACGTCACTTATGCCAATGATACTTATGGAGCAGATTGGATAGTTTATTGTAAATGTTTAGACCCTATTCAAGATGTTCTTAAAGCTTCAGCAAGTGCTACGGTTAATGTCTGGTTGAGACCTGGTCCAGATTTTGAGTTTGATACATTAATTGTGCAAGGAAAGGTTTATAAGCGAAATCCTCCCGCTCCACAGCCGTCTACTTACCTGAGTCAGGCTGCCTCAGTTGCCGGAGTGATAGGACAGACTTTGCCTTCATTAGCTCCTATGGCGGTTCCTATCCAGTACGGCTTAAGTGCTGCTAGTAAAGTAGCTAGTGCTCTAGGATTTACACGTCACTTGAACCAGACTCCATCAACAGCCATGGTAAATGTCCCTGATCAGAAAATAACAGGTATAGCTGGCGAATTGCGTCACGTTGTGTCTGCTTCGTTAACTGACAATACGGATGTTGCTATGGGAGCTGAAGCATCTGTGGCTAACTCTAATGAAGACGAATCAACATTTGCCTCTCTCATAGTACGAGAAACTATATGCAATGCCTTTTCTGTTTCATATTCAGAAGTGGCGCTAACTGTGTTATGTTGCATGCCAGTTATGCCTGGTTTTTCTCCTGGTGCTGCTACGAACGCTGTTCCCACTCTCCCTGCTTATTTAGGTGCTCCTTTTGAAGAATGGAGAGGAAGTATGAAATATACCTTTTACGCGTCTTCATCAAATTACCATGCAGCTAAATTTATTATATTTCATGATCAGACAGCTTATTCACCTGGAAACGTTCTTACTTTTGATCCAAGTTATATGGCTGAGAGTGTTGTATGGGACATTTCGACAGATTTAATTAAAGAAGTCTGCGTACACTGGCATAGACCCGAAAATGCTTTACCCAATCTTATTAGATGTAATGATGTTCCTCCTCTTGCTGATACCAGTCCTACCTTAAAATGTAATGGATGGCTAACTATTGCCGTCTTGTCACCGCTAACTAGTAATACTGCTACCCCCACTATCACATTATTTGCTTCTATTAGTGGACTTCCAAACTTAACTTTTGGTAAACCGCGTAGATATGTGACCAATAGACAAAATAGTGGTACAACTTTCTGGGAGACAAATCTTAAATTGCATGGTTTCGTGTCAGAACAAGAGCACGATGACGAAAGCTGTGAATTGGGACGAGTTAGAGAAGTTCCAGACATGGCCAACCTCTATTACGGTGACATTCCTCTTAGTGTTAGAGCTTTGAGCAGCAAATTTGGGTTAGTTACCAATATCCAATGTGCTACATTCTACAATAGTATTCCTTCATCTGTTATTAGAAATGTAGTTGTTCGTATTCCTTTTTATCCATTACCCTATACTTCTGCTACTAATCCTACAACAGCTTTTAGAGTACCCACTGCATTTGCTTTGGCTACAACTACTTGGACAATGTCTGGTACAAAACCATTTTCCATGCAAGCTTGGTATAGCGCAATGTTTACTGGAGTTAGAGGTTCTCAACTTATTTACGCTGTACCCAAAATTAGAGGAGCAGGCAATTGTGATTCAGCTGTCGCTGCTTTTCCAGATCGTGGTGGAGAATATGCTTCTTTTTCAACTGCAGGAGAAGATTGGCAGGGATATGGTGTTGGAGGCAGAACTTTGCTAAATACTAATTTTTCAAATGCAGTTCCGGTTTTTAAAGTACCGTACTCAGATAGTAGAAACTTTTATCCCATCTATGGCACGTTTCAGACTCAATCCTCATTAGAAATCAAATCTATTGAAGTAGAATTCGCAGAACGCCCCACTTCCTCAAGCTCCACAAACAGCAAAGATTTCCTCATTTTCCAGGCTGCTGGAGCAGATTTAACATATGTAAGATTCAGACATACTCCCACGTGGGATATGACTGATTTATAGACTTAGGCGACAGTCTTTAAACAAACCACTAATTTCATTGCGATCTTGGTGGGTCGCAATTTAGTGTTTTTGTTTTTGTACATAATATAATTGTAAATAATTAGTATGTATGGTTGCAATCCCC